TAATAGTTTCTTGGTAACCGAAGGACCAATAAATTACCAAGCTAAAACAGGAAATGTTGATGCATTCCAAACAACATCAATGTTAAACACACCTTTCTTTATCAATGCATTACAAGATGGTATTAATAAAGATAGAAACAATACAAACACAACTCCATATGTTTTACCAGCATATTTGTTTTTAAATTCATTACCACTTGCGACATTAAGAGAAAAATATAAAAACATTACAACAGAAGATTCTACTGATTTAGATTATATTTTTACCACTCTAACAAAATTTGGTGGTGTACATAAATTACCATATGCTTGGATTATAAAATATGGTTCTATTTGGCACCGTTACAAAACATATGTTGAAACAAATGTAGATATTTTAGATTCTGTTTGGAAAAATGTGGATGTTGAAAATCTTTATGACCCCGATGGTTCATCATTACAGAAACAATATACATTTACATCAACCAATGAAAATTATAATATTGTTGCTCAAGATACAATAGCACAACCACCATTAACTTTAACACAAGTACAAATGAATCTTGGATTTTATCCAAAGATTATTAATGACACATACTTTTTGGTTACTGGCCAAGAATTATTTACGGGATATACAAATACTGACATACAAACAGCAATTAGTCAAGGATTGGTTGTGGGTGCAATACCAAACGCTCAAATATCAACACAAGTTGGATATAATGCAACACCAAATCAAGTGTTAAAATTTAACAATTTTTTTACTACATTTGAAACACAAAATTCACCAAAATTCAAATCAAACCAACAATATAAAACTTTGTTGATGCCAAGTTTTGGTACCATATATAACCAAGTTGTTGGTGAATGTTTTACGGAAACAATAACAGGATTAACACAAACACAAGAAGTTCAAAATAATAAAGCGGTATTTAATGGTTCTGTAAGACCATTTTGGGCGGCACCAAATTTCGGATACTTTGAATTATCAAGTATTACAAAACCAAGTCCAAATGAATACATGAAAGAAGTTTATCCAAATTTAGAAATACAGGATGTGGTTAAATTTGGTCAGACTTATTCTAAAATTGATGATGTTTTTGGAACGTTTAAAACAGAAATTTTAGATTCGTTTGAAATTGAATTTTTAAATTTTTGTAAATCATTTACGGATTTAACATCTGAAGATTTATCAAACTCAAGTTACGCCAATAGAAACTTTCAAGAGTTGATGTCACAAATGTTGTTAGTTCCAACAATTACATTAACAAGCACCTTGGACAATTATGTTGTTGATTGTGGAAATGCTCAATTAACACAAGCCAATACGGTAATACAATCTTTTGTAAATTATGATATTGTTTTTAAATATGGAAACCCAAGTAATTTTAATAGACGTGTGTTTGGTACATTTACAACTTTGAATACTACAAACTTTAATAAAGTTGTTGACCCTTATCCATATAACGCATATGTTCAAAATAGTGTTCCTGTTACAAACGGGGCTGTAACACAAATAACTTTACCACAGTCAAAAGCCGCATATCCAAACGCTTGGATTGCCATGGAAACATATGTTGGATTTGCAACAACAACAGGATTAACGTATTCAAATTCAGGAAGTTATTACACTGACTTTTTCCCAACATTAAATGTTGAGTTTACTGAAGGAAATGTTAAAAACTTTGCCCCACTTATCAAAATTTTTGGTACTCAAAAATCATTGAATAATGGTGTATATACAAAGACAGATTTTATAACAGCAATAAATGATTTTTACACAAATAATGATGAGTATCTAAATTATGTTTTGGGTGAGTTAATGTTTGTATTGAGAAAAGAATTACCTGATTATGTAGAAACAACTGAAAAACCAATATTATCTGCAATTGACGGTATGCAACCTAAAGTAGAACTTTATGAAGCATTTAAATCATTTAACGATAAGTGGATTGCTGGAAGTGAATTTAAAGATAGAACATTATATCAAGATGTTATGTTCTTAGATAGGGCAAATAGGGATATTGGTGATAAAGTATTAGTTGATGTTTTTAAATTAAAAGATTTCTTTTCGGGAACAACATCACTTGATGCAAGGATTATTGATTTTGTAAGTAGGATTATTGCGGATAATCAATTTCAAATGATGCCATTACCGGCCTATATGAATTTTTGGGGGGCGGGAGAAGTTACTCAAGGTGTTAAACCTAGAGAAGAAAAAGCTAATGACTTGGCAAACTCGTTATTTGGTACTTTTTTAGATGTTGATTACCGAGAGTCACAACCAAAATTTGTATGTTATTATGCCGGAAAACCAAGCGAGCATTTAGATATGAGAGAAAACGCTGATTACAGATGGAGAACAGATGCGTTTGATTTATCAAGGTCATCTGACATGCCATTACTTTCAGAAGTAAAAAACACAAAAACAGATTGGGCACAATCAAATAAAGTTGTTGGATTTAATGTGGATTTTGGAATTAGAAACCAAAGTGTTTTTTATAGTATTCAACTTGACCAAAATAATGCCGCTGCAACAACAGAAGCTAACAGAGTTATTAGTGATATGAGTAACTCAGCTGGTGGTAGAAGAACAAGTACACAAAATGTTAGTTTATATAATTTATATAAAAATAGAAGTTATGAGTGTAGGGTAGAATCAATGGGAAATATGATGATTCAACCTACAATGTATTTTAACTTAAGGAATGTACCAATGTTTAGAGGACCGTATATGATTCAATCTGTTGAACATACGATTAGTGCTGGTGACTTTAAAACATTTTTTAGTGGTGTTAGGATGCCAATTTATTCATTACCATTAATAACAAAACAATTGGTTTCAATTAATGCTAATTTATTGGGACAATTAGTTCAAATATTAAAAAGACAAAAAGAAACTGAAGTTGCATCAACACAACCAACAATAAATGTTATTACTATTGGTAATGGTGTTCAGACTAATGTTGTATATTCATCAGGATTTCCATCACAATGTCAAGCAGATATGTTATCAACAAATCCTAAATATCAAAAATTTCTTGGAATTGAAAATACACAACAATCAATATCATTTGCTGATTTGGCAAAAATAATTAGAGATAATGTTACTTTAGGTCCGGCAAGAGCGATGATTTTATATACTGCATATGTAAATGGTCATGATGACAACTCTGTCTACACATACAATCATGATTTAGGTAATACAATATTAGGTGGTGGTAGTTTTCCACAACAAATTAGTTATGGAGGAAGAGAAAAATATTTTCAAAAACAATTTGGTTGTAAAACTAACCAAAATGGATACGCCCAACCAAGCGCGGTATTTACAACGGGTACATCCGGTGAATCATTTACAAATTCAGTTAAATTTATTAATGACTATTATCTTAATGAACAAGTTTTATCTAAAAGTTTATTATTTGCACCATTATTTACAACTGGAAATACCGGTTCATTAGTTTGGGATACTAAAGAAAGTTATGTTGAAAATATGTATACAGTGTGGATTAAATATTGGCCACAAAAAAGATTCCAAACAGATGACCAATACACTCAGTGGCTTAAGTCAAATAAAAACATGGCGGATACTTTTAGAACATCGGCTGAAAATGTAGTTGAATTATTATCTAAATATAAACTTGTTAACTTTAAATGATATTTATTAAGAAACTATAGTTATGAATATTAAACAACATTTAGACAATTATCTTGGTAAAAACGCAAGATATACAGAAAAAAATGCCGGAAATGGATTTACCGAAGTATGTGATTTAGATACTGGTAATTGCTATACAGTTAGAGACAGAGACGGTCTTATTGAAAGAGTTGATAACACAATGAGAACAAATAAAAGAGTCCAAGTTGAAACACCACAAGGTGTTAAACAATTATTAAATGGTTAAAAAAATGGCAATTGATAAAAAAATTATTGAAGAGATTAAAAGACACAATTCTATTAATAAGTATATTGTAGAACAAGATGCCTTGGGTGATTTACCCCCACCACCTGAAGACCCTGCGGCTCCTGTAGACCCTGCAGCGGCTCCTGCGGCAGCACCTGGCGGAGACCCAACATTAAGTGCACCACCAGCGGCACCTGAAGTCATTGATACAACAACTGATACTGAAGTTGAAAAAATTGATGGTAGTGGTAAGAGTGAAGAAAGTGACAGTGGTTCTGAAGAATTAGATATTACTGATTTAGTTAATTCACAAAAAAATGTAGAAACTAAACAACAAGAATATTTTGATATGATGTTTAAACAAATTGAAGGATTACAAACCAAGTTAAATGCTATGGATGATGTTTTCAATAAGTTAAACTCTATGGAAGAGAAGATTGAGCAGTACAGACCAAAAACACCTCAAGAAAAATTAAACTTGAGAAGTCTTGATAGTGGACCATTCAATCAAAAACTTTCTGATTTTTTTGATGACAAACAAGATGATTTGGAAAAATCGGGAAAGAATGAATATGTGTTAACTTCAGATGAGGTTGAAGATATTGTACCTACAGATATTAAAAAATCATTTGATAATTATGGTGCAGAACCAACAGGAACATCCTTTAAAATGTATTGATTTTTAACAACTTTTTACTATATTGAAAGGGTCACGTTGTGGCCCTTTTTTATTTGGCGAAATAATTTGACGAACAGAAAAATAACAACTATAATTTATAAACAAACAATCTAATTAAACAAAAAACATGATGAGTTCACTTGACGCAGTACTTTCACAGTACGAAAAAAACACACAGTCTTTCGGAGACTCTAACCGAATGTCCCAAGAGGAAAGAATGAAAAAGTATTTTGCTTGTATTCTTCCACAAGGGCAATCTCAAGGACAACGTAGAGTACGTATCCTTCCTACACCCGATGGTTCTTCACCTTTCAAAGAGGTTTGGTATCACGAATTACAAGTGGGTGGTAAATGGCAAAAATTCTATGACCCAGGTAAAAATGACAATGAGCGTTCACCTTTGAATGAGGTTCACGATGAGTTGATGTCTACCGGCAAAGAGTCAGACAAAGAATTGGCTAAACAATACAAATCTCGTAAATTTTACATCGTAAAGGTTATTGACCGTGATGCTGAAGACGAAGGTGTAAAGTTTTGGCGTTTCAAACACAATTACAAGAATGATGGTATTCTTGACAAAATCATTCCAATTTGGAGACAGAAAGGTGATGTAACTGATTCACAAAAAGGTAGAGACCTTATTGTACAGTTAGTTAAATCTAAAACTCCTGGTGGAAAAGATTACACAACAATCCAAACTATTATGCACGATGACCCAGCACCTCTTCACGAGACAGCTAAGGTTATGGAAGAGTGGTTGGCTGATGAGTTGACATGGAATGATGTTTACTCTAAGAAACCTGTAGAATATTTGGAAGCAATCTCTCGTGGTGAAGAACCTCGTTGGGATAATGAGACAGGTAAATACTTGTATAGTGATTCAGGAGATATGATGATGGGTGGTTCTAAACCAACACCTTCAGCTCCTTCAGACCCACAATTATTTGACGTACCTGCTGAGGACTTACCGTTCTAATAAAACAAAACATCATGTATGGTATCATGTACGGTACCATACATGATTAATTTACAACACATATGGCAATCAAGAAAAACGATTTTAATTCAGTAAAGAAGAAATTCTCAACTTCGGCGAAGTATAAACCACAAAGATACTTTGACTTGGGTAAAGATTTCTTGGACGCTGTAGGACTACCAGGACCCGCCATAGGACACTTGAACATGTTCTTGGGTCACTCTGATACAGGTAAGACAACGGCTCTTGTAAAAGCGGCCGTATCGGCTCAGAAACAAAATATCCTTCCCGTGTTCATTATCACCGAACAGAAGTGGAGTTTTGAACACGCAAGACTTATGGGTTTTGATTGTGAAGAAGTGGTTGACCCTGAAACAGGAGAGTTAGATTGGGATGGATTCTTCATCTTCAATAACAACTTCTCTTACATTGAACAAATCAC